TACATCTGAAAAATCTGTAAATGCAGTTGTTGAAGATAGTGATACACCGGAGTTTGTTAAAGTTGCGCCACCTGCAGTATATGCAGATCCAGATGTATTAGATATTTCATTTGATGTTGAGTAGTCAGTTGTAGCTGCACCTAATGATGCAGAACTTGTAAACAAAGCTATTTTAAAAGTATGACCGCCTGAAGATTCAAAGCTGTGCTTACCTTGTAAAAGTTCTTGTTTAAAACTAGAACATATTGCTGATGATATTGCCATAATTTAATCTCCTTAATTACGGATTACGAGAAGGTAATGGTATTCTTATTGCACCGTCGGTGTAGTCATCTCTTCTTCGTCTTCCAATTTGCTCACTTGCAAACTTTTCAACCTCTTGTTTATACTTTCCTTCGTATAAAGTCAACATATCTGCTGGTCCTTTTAAGTAGCCGTATGCCTCTGATAAACAACAATATAACAAACCATTTGAAAAGTTCATACTGATATAATTAGTATCATTATTTTCTAAAAGATCAGGCATTTTATTAAAATGCACCCTAAATCTATAGGTTGTGTTAGGGACCGGGGCAAAAGCTATACGTCCTGATGTTGTATCAGACTCTCCCGTGCCTCCCCCAAACATAGCATAGTATTTAGGCTGACCTTGAGCAGCTGATGTTCCTGTTACATCTTGAAACTCTTGTAAATATGTATAGTCTTTTTTTTCTAACCATCTATTAGCCCCTGTGGTTTCGGATCCTGCAGTATCATATACTTGTATACCTCGTATAAATAAAGATCCTGCTGGAGCATTTATAGATTCTTGTCCAGCAACTAAATTACCTAATTGTTGTTTTCTATCTGCATCAATAGGCACATCTCTAAATATTCTATATTGAGCATTTAAAATAATATTTTCTAAAACAGAATCTGTTAATACATTAGAGTCTACTTCTGTATAACTTCTTATTTGTGTTTTTAATCCTGAAGCGCTTAATCCTGCCATTATGCTAACTGTGTGACTGGTCCTGCAGTCACAAAAGTTCCTCCTGCTTTTTCTGTTATTGTGGCACTAGATCCACAATTAAATACATATGTATTAGTTGTTACACTACTTATACTAAATCCTGAAGAATTTTCAAATACTGTAAATGCTAAACCCCCAGGACTACCATCCACGTTTCTAAACCTAACTGTATTACTGTTTGATCTACCGTGATTAGGCTCTGTAACTGTAACACTTGCTGATCCAGAAGTTAAACTAAAAGGATTATTAGGTAATAAATTTTGTGTTGCCGGCTCCGTTCGATCTGGTCTAGCATTCATTAATCCTTGTGGATCACCTGTATATCTAGTTGGTTCTAATTGAGGGTGTTTTTTTTCAAACTCTGAAACGTGCACAAAAGAACCATTCCATTCTTTTACCATTTCATTATATGGAAACTCTTGACCACTTCTGTCTGAAATTGCTTTTGCATATTTTCCACTTGATAATTTAGCCATTATACTCCTGGGTAGTAAACTTTTGGTGTTATATGTGAACTAGACGAAGAACCATCTTCAGCTAAAGCTCTTTGTAATTCATCTTCATAATATAATTTCATAGCCTGTGTTGCTTGAGGATTAAACTTTTGTGATAAATAAAAAGCTAATCCAGAAACCATACAAGGCACAAATCTATATGGAAGATCTGTTGCATTTGTATAATCACCTACGTCTTGAATTCTTTTTACGTAATAATAATTTAATTTATTTCCTGCCTCTGAACTGCCTGGAGTTAAATATAAAGTTATTGTAACTTTATCTATAAATCTTTGAACATAGTATTGTGTTGGTTGTCCTTCAGAAGTTTTATTTGATAAAGCTTGATAAGTTGATCTGTTTATTTTTGTTAGAGGTGTGTCTACACTAGATGAATTTCTGTATACAGCTTCTAAAATATCATCCACTCCATAAACAGCAGTAGCATCAGATGTGCCATCTCCTGTTGATCTAAACATAGTATAGACAGCTTGACCATCAACTAAAGTAATATCATTATTAGCTATCTGCCAATAATGTAGTCCTCTGTTACCCCATTCTTGAAATAATATATTTAATGATCTTCTGGCTGTTTTTAATTGATAGCCTGAAACATTTTGTAAACCAATTCTTTCATAAGACTCTTCTATAATCTCATCTATAGAAAAGTTTTTATCAAAAATTACTGTGCCAGAGGTAGTGTTAGCCATTTAGACCCCTTATCCGTCAAAGTAAACAGTCGCTGAGTTACATTGAGTTTCATCAAAAGTTACAAAAGCACCATCTTTATACATTATTCCATCTTGTGGAATGTTAACTGTGTTAACGTCTCCTGCAGTTGCTCCTGTTCTTACTGTTAATAAAGCTGTTCCTGTCAAACTTCCATCTCTAAATAAAACGCTTCCGATTGCTCCACCTGATTCTGCGTTTACCTGTCTAACTCTAGTTCTACCTTGAAACACAGATCCAAATACATCAGCTGTCATCCCTAAGGATACGTTAGCAGCAGGTTGTGCGCTGACAGTGGCAGAAGTTATTGTTAAAAAGGCTGTAGTAGTTCCAGATGAAGTTGTTGCAGACCCTGTCAAAGTTATAACTTCAGTGGCAGCGTCTCCATTATGATCTGTTCCAACAATTGTAACTGTTTTGCCATTATCACCTGTTCCAGCAGTTGTAGCTGTAATTTTTCTTGCAGTGTTTGTTCCGAAAGATGTTTTAGCTAACGTAAACGTGCTTGTAGGTTGGGCAGCAGCAGCCACAAAAGTTGCAGATGAAGCATTCGTATCTAAAAAAGTTTTCGATTTTACATCACCCATATAAGCCATGTTCTTCTCCTATTATTTATTTTAGGAGCCCCCTAGGGAGCTCCTAATTATTTATTAACTTACTGCCGCGCTAAACGGAGTTGCCGGTGTTCCAGTACATCCTGAAATCACATCAACTTTCCATTTACCTGAAGCAAGTACAGTACATTCAATTTTTGCAAAAGTTACACCACCAGTTGTAGTACCGTTTAAGGTAATAGTGTCTGATGTTGAAGCTGTTTCAAAACCGACAACGTTATCAGATGAATCATCAATAAACGTTGCACCTCCAATCATAACGTCTGTTGCGTTTGCAACTTGCACAACTAAATCTCCAGTCTTCGTAATTGAAGAAAAGATTTCAAATTTTGCACCAACATTACTTAGGTTGTTTAGATCAGCACCTGGTCCTGCTACCGCAGAATCAGAGTTTGCATTTGTTGCTGGTAATGTGTAAGTCACTGCTCCTGCAGCATCATTGTGTACAATTCTACCCGAGTGAGTAGCAACCGTTAATGCTACGCTTGAATCAGCGTCTACGACATTAGCCGGACCTGTAGTAATAAATCCATTTTTGGATGTTACCGGTCCTTGAAACGTAGTGTTTGCCATAGTGTTATCCTCCTAGTTATTTGAATATCGTCTCTAGGCCGTCGACTATATGCGTCGATATTCAATTTAATTGTATATAGTAATTAATTTATATAGTAGTTTTAAGTAGAGCGCAAGAGGGCCTGTAATGTGGATCGGAATTTTCCAACGATGTAGCTTTTTATTAAGTAGCTACTGAAACTTCAGGTGCAGCGCCTTCTATCTTATTTAGCATATGCTCTTTTTGAGCTTCTGCCATTTTAATATGGCTAATTACGTCTCTGACTTTTCTGTCAATCTTAACCATATTGAGAGTATATCTACCCTCTTTAAGATGCTCCTGCTCCCATTCGAGATCCAGACCCCTCTTCTTCACGTAAAGGTCCTGTAGATGTTGCATCATGTTCTCCATCGATAACCTCCTCATAGGTTATTCGTTTTACCTTGGGATCGTTCATTTCTCCAAGATACTCCCATTTTATATCACCTTTTCCTAATCTGTCAATAATAGCGTTTTCTATGTCAAGCGGTGATTCGATGCAGGTTATATTAAAATCTGAGTGCATTTGATATGCAGATATTTGGACTCTGAATTGTTTTGGGGACATTTTTCCTTTCTAAATAAAAAAGGGGGCGAAAATATGTTCGCCCCCTAAAATCAGATATTAAGCACCTGGTGATGCAAAGATACCTCTGAAGTCAGATACTCCAAATGAGTATCTTTCTCTAGCTTTGTATCTTACGTTACCAGTATCGAAATCACCTTCCATCGCTGTTTTGATAGGAGATCTTTCGAAATACTTCATACCGTTAGGTACATCAGTGATAATGTAAAACGCATCAGTATCAGTTAAGAAATTATTGATTCTGTAGCCTTGTGGGATCATTCCCATTGAAGCTATTGCGTTGATGTCATTATCAGCTGTTCCTACTCTACCTTGTGTCTTCATCAATCTTTCAGCTGTGAATTGTAACTCACTAGGAATAACCATTTTTACTCCTCTTGCAGCAATTTTCAGACCTCTTTCGTCTGTTAATGCAGCAATGTCAATCAATGATTGCTCTAATGAAGTTTCATTCAAGTCAGCCGCTGTTGATAATGTATTTTTTACATTACCAGCAATTGTTGGGTGAGCAGTGTTAAACAAAGTTACACCGTCACCAGACGTGAAGCTTCCAGATGGTAGACCGTTAATTAACGGGCTAACAGCTTTTACTTGTTTAGTGTTCGCCATAGATCTAGCTAATGCTTTTGTATATCTAGATGAAAGTTGGTCGTACAAGTTATCTTCGATTGCTTCCTCAGTTATTGAAAAGGCAAGAGCAACAGTTTCGTGTTGGTATCTTGCAGTGTAAGTCTCTTGAGCGTTGTCAAAAGCTACACCTGAACCTTCTGGTTTAACTTGAGCTTGAGCAAATCCTGATAACATTACTTCCTCTTCAAACGCTCTGTCTGAACTTTCAGTAGTATAGATCTCAGCATGCTGATTCTCATAACGATTATATTCCAGGCCGAATAAGGCATTCAAACCTGGCTCTAGTTCTTTAACTAGTTGTCCTCTAGAAATGGCCATAGTTATCCTCCTTATACTCCATTTACGTTCATGTCTAACTCGTGTTCGTTTATTCTAACGATCCAATTCACGTTGGCAGCGCCAACTGTGTTATTTGATGGATCTCTAGATAAACCTAGGATCTGCAAAGTAGCAGATGAACCATTCGCTAAAGTTGAATCATTTAATTCAACTTGTGACACGAAGTCAGGTGAACTTCCAGCTGCGTACACAATATCTGCAACATTAAAGATGTCAGTTTTTTGCGATGCGCTAGAGTTGTTTGTTTGTATTTCAAACCTTTCGTACGGATCATCAGTAACAAACCCAACGATATCAGTCGCTGTGTTTGATGCGTTTAAGTGATTTGCGAACGTAGGCTTGCTTGTGCTTGCGTCGGTAAAAAAGATACCACCCAAGGAACCTAGTATTGCTCCTCCTGCACCTGCAACTTCAACTGTTCCGTCAGATTTCATTTTGACAGGATCGTTGAAGTAGATAGCAGTTGCCGAAGCAGCTATATCATACTCGGATAAACCTTGGTTGTCTCTGTTTTGACCAACTTTACCAATTGGTTTTAGACCAAAAGGTGCGTCTTGATTAGTCGCCATAGTTGTCCTCCTTAGACATTGTTAGTTTATCCGGCGGACTTTGAATTGTTAAAAAATTAACTTTTCTTTGAGCCACCGAAGGTTGTAGAAGATTGACGATCAATATTGATCGGCATACTTCTATGCTGTTCCCTCATGAGATCGTTATCGACAGCTTTAACCTTGTCGTCATGCATTCTTTGGTAGTATTCAGTTCTACCTTTTGCAATCTCTACGGGCACCCTAGCCAGCACTAGGCCACCAACTCCGATCATCCCCTTGTATTTGCCATCTTCAATAGCTGGGTAGTCTGAATCTGGATATTCGTCAGCTCTTACAAGCTCGTATCCGGATCTTAGTCTTCCTGCAATATTTTTCGTATCTTGGAATCCTAATGATTCAGCTCTTAGCCATCTATGTTGAAATCCTGTTGGCGCAGGGGGTGCATCTAAAGATGATGGTGGAGTCCAAGGCTTTGCTTGTTCTGGTGGTTTCACCATTGAAGCTTGTGATTCAATTTTTTTATCGTCACTTTTAACCTGACTCGCACGATTGTCGGCTTTTATTTTATCATTACTCATATCTCTTACGCCTCCTTAGTCGTGAGTTTTGCTTTTTGTTCAGCATATTTATCGAGTGGCACACCTAATTTTTTAGCAATTGCTACCTCAGACGGTGTGAGTCTTTGGGTTTTGCGACCAGATCTGCTACTACGCGTTGCTGATGCAACAGTTTGAGTAGGCTTAGTCGTTTCTTCATCCTTTGTAACAAATTTGTGGGGAAATTCAAGGGCTATTCTTTTGTCAATTTCAGAATAATATTCTTCTGATTGAGACACTGGATCGTACCCTTCTTCCTCTACTAATTGTCTATGGATTGCTTTGGCTCCTTCGGTCATAACCAAATCTTTATTAAACCAGGTGTTCTTTTCTGCCCATTCTTGGGCTTTTGGGTCCACCCTTCTAGGTATTTGTTGATTTACTTCTTCTGCCTGTTGTTCAACAGGTCTTTCTTCAACAGCTTTTTTAGATTTTAAATCATTAAGTCTTGCTTCTTCATACCCTAATCTTGATATTTCAGCTTGAGCAGAAACTTCATCTTTAAGATTATTTTCTTCTCTGGCTTTTGCTAATTTAGCAACAGCAGCTTCCATACTAGATTTTACTCGGCCTTCCATTTCAGAAACATAACCTGTATCTAATTTAGCTAATCTTGATTTTAATTTTTCTTGCTCTTCTAAAACACCTCTTGCATAAAAAGTTGCAGCTTCTTCTCTACGTTCTGCCTCTCGCATTTTTTTAGTTAACTTTGCGATTCTTCTTTTTACCCCTTCTGAGTATTCTTCTAATTCTTTCTTTTGCTCTGGCTCTTTCTTTTCTTCACTAACTTGAACAGCAGGCTGCTCACTAGGTTTCTCAACTGAGTCTGTGGACTCAGTATTGTTTTCAATAGTTTCATTTTTATCCTCCTTAATTTCTGGTAATTCTACCTCGACTTCCGGTCCGGATGTATCTATATCTACTGTCTTTTTTTCTTCTTCTGGCATAGTCCTCTCCTATGTTAAAATTGATGAAGTATGTCTTCGGGTTTTTCGATGGTTGCTAAAACTTCATCATCATTTAGCAATCTAACTTCCCCGCCATCGATCTGAATTCTAGATCCAGCATATCTTGCAAATATAACCCAATCACCTTTTTTGCACCAAGGACCTTCTGGGTATCTATCTTTGTCATAACAGTGTGGTCCCATTTCTAAAACAAGTCCGCATGTCGATGCTACTTGTTGCCTTTCTAAAGTATCTTGTCCTAAGAACAATCCTCCTTTAGTTTTTTCTGGCATCTTAAAAGGTAGAACTAATAACCTCCACCCAGTGGGTTTAGGTAGTTTAGCTGTTTCTTTTGTTTTTAAACGATCGTAAGCTTCAGTTTCTTTTTTATCTTCTTCTTTATATTTTTCTTCTAAAGCTAATTTAATCTTTGGTGGCGTCGAACTTGACGACATTGGTTGGGTCGGTCGTAACTTCATTTGTTGGCTCCTTCTTTTTCAGCAGGTTAGAGATATCCTGTGATATTTTATAATAAGCATGTGCTTGTCCTAATAGATACTTGTATTTATCCATATTGTCAACACCTCCACTTATCATGCTGTCTCCCACGTTTTGGTAAGAGTCTTTTAAGTTTTTTTGTATCTTACTTATTATTTCTAGTTCTTCTAATAGCATCTTTGCCTTTCTTAAATATAGCAGCGACTTTATTTTTTTTCATAACTTTGGCGCGCTGTTCACCAACAGTTAAGATTTGGATTTTCCTCGCAAACGGCTTTGAAATCTTTTTAACTTTCGCAACAGTTTTCTTAGCGTCGGCCGGAGTCGCAAACTTAATTTTGACAGTATCTCTTGGATTTTCATCTGTATATAATCTCCTTCCTGAACCTTTTGGTTTTTTACCTGTTCCCACTTTCGGGTCTGACATATTTTTCTCTCCAATAATTTTTTCTTTCTAGAAATCTAATTCTTTTTTCTAAAGCTTCAATACCAAATATTTTTTTAAAAAAAGTAATTAACATTTCCATCTTCTACGGGCCTGTCTTAGTCTTGAATTAGGATCTTTGGCAGCTTTAGGAAATTTTTTCATTTGACCTGCACTTCTCGCACAGAATGATTTACGTCTGTTAGCAGCTTTAGATCCTGGTTTGACTTTGCCAGTGACCGCTGTTTTTAGTTTAGAGCCGGGATTTAATCTTCTATAGGCTTTGACCCCAGCTTGTGTCATGCCTGCTCCAGATTTTGTCGATCTAAAGTTCTTTTTGTTTCTTGCTGGCATACCACCCTTTGCCATTAATACTCTTTGTTCTAACATTAAATCATCCCTTTGTAATATTTAGTATACGACGGATTAGATAAATTTACTCCTCCGTAATCACCTTTTATACTACGACCAAAGTACGGAGTGTTAGTAGAACCCGGTCCACCCGCAGCTTTTCTTTTTCTGTTTACAATTGTTTTAACGTTAGTTGGTTTAGGTCCAGTATTACCCGCTGCTCTTTTTCGTTTGACAGCACTCGCCCTTTGCGAGTCGCTCATCCGTGTGGCTTTGGCAAGTGGGACGCATTTCGGATACTTTCGTTTCGCATCTGCTTTTTGTTTTGAACGGCCACATTTTGCGAATGAACCAT